AGTACCAGAGGAATCACCAACACCATCAGAGTTCACGAACTGACAGCTGTACTCATAGCCGTTTGCCACAGGAGTGGGATCGTCCATGATACGGAGCTGTGTTCCGTCGGGAGCTTCGATGATGTACTGGCGGACAAACCAACGCTCATTAAACGTCAGCTTAACTCGGGTGTGGTTTGTGCCAGTACCCGATTGAGCAAGACACTCAAGTGCCTTATTCATACGGCCCATCACTGGGTAATCATACTCAACGTCGTTGATGTACTTAGTTGCACCCATACCTTCAGTCAAGTAAGAAAGCGGGAAACGCTTGTCTTCCTGGCCGGAGAGGTGGGTAATTACAGGAGAAAGCACGTCCGGTTGCGTGAGGAGAGCAGCAGCGAGGCTATTCTCATCAGTCATGGACGAGCTGTTGAAGGTGTCTTCGTAAAGACGTAGCTTCTTGATGTTGTCAGCAGACATGATTCAAGGGTTTGTATTAAAGGTTATAAAAGATCTTTCAATGATGGAAGTTTCTTTGGTGCCTTGTAGGACGTTTGACCGCCCTTCATCCGCTGGTTAGCGGGTTTCTTCTGCTGCAACTTTTGCTTAAGGTTCTGGGCCTTCTTGGTATTCTGGGTATTACTAACGAGTTTGTTGAGGTCGAACTTCTTCCACAACAGATACTCCATGGCTACCTGGGTTTCCAGGTCCATTGCTTCTCTATCTACAAGACGCTGAGTGCGTCCTTGGTTGTCAACTGCGTCGCTCATCCACGAGAAAAACTTCTTGCGGTCAGCGTTCGGAATTTGGAAGCCACGAACAGTTCCACGCTCAATGGTATCTTGGATTGCTCCCCATTGTTGCTGAACTTGTTTTTGCTGCGCTTCTGCTTGCTGACGTTGTTGTTCCACAAGCTCCTTAGCTTCTTTCTCTTGAGCGACTTTCAAACGGCCTAAGCTGCGATTAGCTTGGTTCAGAAGAATGCCTGCTTCAACGTACTCTTGAATTGTTTCAGACACTTCATCCGGTTGATACCCCTGACGCGTCAAAAACTCTTGTACAACCATACGTTGCATGCTGACATCCTCATCGCTCAACTCAATAGCTCCATAGTCCACGTTTGGACTTGTAGCTTGGAAGTACTTTTTTGGATCTCCGCCATTATAACGGAACTGTAAGTACTCCTCTACATCAGGGAACTGCGAAAACACAGTATCCAGCTGCTCTTTTGCAATTTCGTTTGCTACTGACTGAGTAAAGTTCACGACACCATCGTAGTCCTCACTGAACTCTCCGGCAATTTCGTAACCCATCTTCTCGCGCAAAATGTCAATTACCCCCGGCTCTTCCGTTTCTTCTTCAGTGCTAGAAACAGGCTCGGGCGTTTCTTCTGCCTCAGTAGACGCTGCAGGGGTATCCTGCGGCTCCTCCACTTCAGCCTGTGGTACGTCCTCCACTTCTTCATTCTGAACTTCAGTTGATTGTTCTACTTCTTCTGCCTCCGGTTGTGGGATGCTAGAAGGTGCGTCGTCATTCAGCAGGTTTGCCACGCTGACTTGACTTAGATCTAATGATTTTTCTTCTGTCATTGCTACAAAAGTATTTGATATACCGAATTATATGACGGATTCTACCGTCACTCTGTTTGATTTATTATTATGAACTTTTTTGCCGTTGTAGCTCTACTTTTTGTTTTTCAACATCTAGTCGTGCCCGGTCAATCTCGTCCTTTCGCCCATTTCCATCGGCGTCAGAAGTAATTTTAGTAGCCAAGTCCATCTTCTTTAATTCAAGCTGCAGGCTACGGTCCTTCTGCTTTTCACCGGCTTCGAAGTCCTGTTTTTGCTGGGCCATTTGCTGCTGTGCTTGAATTTGCGCCTGCGCTTGCTGTTGCTGTGCCTGAGTTTGCTGCTGCTGCATCTCTTTCTGCTTCTGATCCACCTCTGCCAGCAAGGATTTAATCTTACTGAAGTTATTGCTATCAAGAATTTCAGCGATTGTACCTGGCTGCTGCCCATTTTGAGCCATAGCTTGTGCAAGACCCTTGAGCTGCTGGAGCTTGTCTTGCTCCCGGCTGTTGTTCTTGACAAACACGCCATACTCAGCCTCTTGGTACTCGTCTGGGTCAATAGATAGAAGTGCTGTACGCAAATCGCTTGTCACATACGTCATCTTCTTGCCTTCGCGCCACGCAATCTTGCTGGTATCAAGCAATCCTAAGTATTCGCGCTCAATAAAGTTCTCGAATCGGCGGAACAGCTCCTCTGAAATAACAGATGACTGGAAAATAGCGCGTTCAGTAACACCAACACCGTCAGATGTCTTGACTTGACCCTTACGCTGACGGCTGACCCCAATCATTTCTTCCCACTCAGACTTAATTGCTTGCAAAAGCTGGAATTGCGCCGCGATATACTGACCAAGCGACATATCAAGTACCTGATACTGGTTGAACGTCACGCGTTCATTGTTCTTACCCTCTGCCGTTGAGTCAATGAATGCAAATCCCATAGCATCTGCGTAGTACATGAACTTCTCCTCGTCCCAACCATGACGCTTTGGGATGGTATTCATCTCCATAAGCATAATCTTGTCCTTGTTCTTGGCAATAGACAGCTCTAAGCGGTAATGGAAAACGTTATACAGCACCTGGTATGGTAAGCCCATGCTAATAACACTGATGTTGTCGCTATGCCGGTTACTGTACACACGACCATTGTACGGCAGCTTACAGACAGACACGTTGTTCATCTCATTACGCTGCACCGGATGCGGTTGAGCAGTAACATAGATATCCTTGTCAATCTGATACCCCTCCCACACTTCGTTAACCCAGTAGTAGGTGATTTCCTCACCATCCGACTTCTTGTAGCTTTCATCTACAACAATCTCCTGCTCCTGGCCCAGCTCATCAGTAAACGTAAGAATACCTACACGACTGAAAGACTTCCAGCATACGTGTAACACCTCAACCATGCGGTCGGACTCGTCATCCTCAGGCTTATTGATAAACATGCTCTGAACTCCACCATAACCATCACGCGATTTAGCGGTAGGCATTTCCAGTTGATCAATGTCTTTAGAAGAAAGCACATCATAGAAACGATCGACTACCTGGTTGATGCTCATGATCTGCCGGCGAACTACCCAGTCCGCATCTTCAATGAACTCGGTGTCTGGCCCCTTCTCATAGTCAATGTCCAAAGGAGAAACCACATCAAACTCCACATCATTCATGCAGACATCCTTGTAGGTGTAGCACTCCCCCGCCACTAGCCAATCAAAGAATAACCTCTGTGACTTATCCTCGAAGTTGAGCCAGTCAAAGAGGTAATTCAATACTTCTTGTCCAATCATTGCTCGGCTGTCCCGGTAGCCCGTCATAACCTGCTCCATATACTCTTCGGGAGCTGGCATCTCTTCGGATGGTAGACCGGTCTCTAACCCCTGTGCATTCGCTTCGTTGATGAACAGCTGCTCAAGATACTCCCGGTATTGTTCCGACCGGTACTTATCAAAGCGCGATTCGATATCAGCATTCCGTACAACCACCTGGTATGACATAGGACGCTTGGCCTTTTCTCCCAAAAGCAAGTCTACAATAGGCTTCAGTACATTGTAGTTACGCAGACGTGCAGGAAAGTTCTTCTTTGACCACGCCTCACTGTTATAAGGATTGGTGACGTAGTTGTAGTCAGCCTCACGGATATTGCCGTTATAGGCTTCGTAATAAGTCTGAAGCGTATGTTTCGTGCTCGTGCTGAAAGACGAACGGTTAATGAATGCACGAATGCACTCCTTAGCCCATTCTTTTGTCTTCCTAGACCGCGCGATTTTTTGTTTTGGAATTTGGTACATCCGAATGCGATTTATGAGAAGAAGGCTCGATCAAAAAAAGTATCACTGCTGGCTTGCTCTACAACCTGTACTTCTTTAGTATGCAAGTCCTTAAGGTGGAACATGCCTACCATTAGTGCTGAGACGCGGTCAAAGTTGCCACGGCGATTGTACTTTACTAGCTCATCTATTAGTGCAATATCATATATTTGATGCAAATTGAGCTTTACTTCGCCTGCCTCATTGCGTCCACGTGGAGTTTTGAGCCAGTCTCGTAGGTATATCTCTGCCTGACCTTTACGTTCTTTACTACCCATGCTCATACCGTAACTACGGCCCAGCTTGCGTATACGAACATTGTCAGTCTTGTCAAAGATTTCTACTTCCGGTAGGAGCTGCTGCATAAGCTTGTGACGCTTAGCATAAGGAATAATTTCCCCCCGGTCATTCTCAAATCCTATACGAGCATTAAAGTACTTTGACAACAAAAATAGTGTATTGTTGTATTCATCCTGCGTATCCGGCCTACCGATATACGAAGCCACAATCATATCGTCCGGTTGACTGATGCTATTAACACGCTTTATTACATACGCTGCGCCCAGTGATTGCCCGCGCCCATCTTGTGCGTAGGGGTCATGTGCAATGATGTACAAGTCACGCGGTACTTCACCATTCTCTTTATAGGGAGACTGGTAAACAACTACACAACCTGTGGTATCATCACCTCGTTGCGTAGGAAATTTAGTTACAGGTCTAAGCCTGTCGTCCGGCTTGAGCTTTACCCCTGACTTGGTCTCTACCAAATGTCCAGCTACTGCTAAGGACTTAAACATACCGCTGCGCATCAACTCATTCCGCCACTCCATAAGGGTTGCGGTCGGGAAGATGTTGCTTGTATGCTGTAAGAAAGCTTCTTTAGGCGTAAATGGATACTCAGTGATGTGTTTATCCAACACGCCGGCATCCTTTGCGTCACGTTTGATTTGCTCACGTGTAGCTTCTTCGGACTGACGCGCTCCAGCTACATCGCTGTTACCGTCATGATCCATGTGCCCAATCTTATTGATATACGATGGGAAGAAGTACCCACAAGTGGTATGGTCTGCTCCCTCGTCCCAGATATTGGTAATCGGTAGAAGGTTGTATGCCTCAGGGTTATAGAACATACTCTCGAAGTCTATCGTACCCCCAGCCATATCACCACCCGTACCGAAAAGAATCATCTGCCCCGTGGTGATACCCCCGTCCTCTACAGTAGGCTTGGTAGCCAGGTACGACGCTTTGAGATTGTCAAAGGCACCGCACTCTTCAAAAATGACAATGGAGGCATCTTTACCACGAGCAGCGTCTGGGTTATCCTTAAAGGTAATGGCCTCTACTTCTGACCTGTAGCCCTTCTCGACTTGCTGCCCCGACATATACTCCAAGTAGCTAGCTTTCCTATGGTTCTGTTTATCAACAACTTGACGCCGTTTTGCCCAACCGGTATGCTCATTTAAGAAGTTCATGTTGTCCGTAACCATTGCCATAATACCTTTAGGGTACAAGTACTTCTTGTCAAACGCGCAAAGAAGGGTATAGCTGTTACGTTCCGTATTGAACGTGTTGGTAACGAGTGCAGCATTCTTATAGGAGAAACCCTTACGACGCGCCTTACCTACGATCATATGACGCCCACCATCCATATGAGCCTCGTCTACCCTAGTAGACAGGTTCAGCCGTTCATACTCTACTGGTTTGATCCCGTTACGGGCTATTTCCTGCAACCAGAAGTATTCATAGTCCCCATCCCAGAAGTTGGGAAAGCTGAGAATCTTTTTGTTACCCTTGTCAGTCAGCTTTATCTGTACGTAGTTCAGATAGAAGTAGTGGTGACCGGTGATGGTTACGTCACCTATAGAATACCCGTTAGTACAACGGCGTAGCTCTTCTGCCCAATACTCATAGTATGCGGCACTGCCCTCCGGGTCGCCACAGTAGAAGCCGTGCTGTAAAAAATGCTTCGCCGATTTACTGAAGTCTGTTGTGTTGGTCAGCATCAGTCTTCGAATAAGCCTTTCTTGCCCCCACCTTTAATACGCGTATCGTTTGATTCTTCTTTGCGGACCTTTTCTTCAAGGGTTGAGATGTTTTCGATGGCCTTGGGGAGCTTCTCAGAGATTTCAAGCATGCGCGTAACGGAGCGTACCACAGGGTCAATGTCTTCCAACTCAGGATCAGCAAGAGCAGCATCAATGCGCTCACGTAGCGAATCGATAAGGCGACTGCTCGTGAGAAGACCTTCCCGAATAGACGTAAGACTCTTAAGAGTGGGAGTCTTCGAGAGTTCCAAATACTTTGTAATAGCTGCTTGTACTTTTTCATCCGGCTTATAGGTTTCACCCAACCCGGTGTCTACAGATACGCGTAAGCGCCGCTCGTCCTCCGGGTAGATGTAGTATGGCGACTTGTGGTCGTGGTTGAAGTAGATGTAGCTGAACTCCTTCAACGCTTCTTTCTTGTCCTTAGTCCGGTCACGTGTGAGCAACGCTTTGAACTCGGGTATAAGCTTCAGCTCGGTATCTACTACCACCTTAAAACTTTCTTCTCTGAATAACCGCATTGTTCAACCGGTATAGACGGGTGGGTTTGACATAGAACTTGCCCAGGTAGGGAAGGCGTACTTGACTGAACGCTCCGTGTTCCATGTGTTTGCGTACAAACGCGAATTGACTCATGACTACTTCAGCTACTTCCTCGTACGTGCCACCATCCTCTTCAATAATCTCTTGGATTATCTCTTCCATCAGTTTACTCGGTCGTGGCATAAATGAAGTAGGTTATTGCGTAGTGTTCGGGGCCTATGGCTATCTCAGTATCGTAGGAAATGTTCTGACCTTCTAGCTCAGCAGCCATCTGCAGCTCAAAAGCAAAGAGTATATCGAGACGTTGAATCTCATACTCCAGCCTGAAGAGCGCTTTCGGTGACGACGAATTTGAAGGTAAGTGACTCAAGATTTCCTTTAGGTTTAACGATGTCGTTGTATCGATACACCCCGTGGTCGTCCTTGTAAATTACTTTCTTATCCTTTAAGCTCTTGACGTAGTTGTTCAAAACGCTAACGCTCTTGAAGTTCATAGCTTCGGCTACGTGCTTCCTGGCGTGCATACTACAGGCTACGCTTGAGTCGTACTCTAAAAACAATAGTAACGAGTCCAACTCACGGGGAGTCAGCTTCAAGATACCATTTAATAGTTCTAGGTAGTGGCGAGTAAAACTTTTCTTACTTGTTTTGATCTCCAGCTGCATTCTCTTGGTATTTGTTCACGCGATCAATCTTACGGTTCAAGCGCTTCTTGAGCAGCACTCGGACTTGTTTCAGTAAGATGATGCAACACTGATTCTCTACAGAGAAGTTCTTATTCTGCAAAGCATATAGACGATCGATGAGCATGCTCACAACCTCTTCATTGGTCGTGCCTGGGTTAAAACCAACAGGTGTCTTCTCTGTGAAGCGTACTGTCTGGTACTCAGTTTCTGACTTGAAGTTGTGCAGCCGATACTCTATCCCGGGCTTGACAATTTCCATGACATTTTATTTCCCCGAAATATAGGAATATTATACGTCTGCTTCAGCAGTCTCCCGGAACCTCCGCTTATTATAGATTTTCTTAGTTACCATCTCTCGCTCCTCTATGGTAGCAATGGCATTGTAAAAATCCTCGTCCAGCTTACGAATCTCAACCAAGAACTGAAACCAAATCTGTTCAGCAGCTTGCGGGTTGGTCATATCGTACCTAGACTTAGTACCCATATTAGCTTGGATACATGCATTGATCTCTAATAGAGCATCAATCTTCTTACGCACTGAAGCGTCCTTGTAATACTTACTCATGTATGGAATAACAGGTGATACTTTCTAGAGTTCTAACCAGACAGTAAGTCAAACACTTGGTCGTCCATCTCCTCGCTTACTAAATCACCGGTGATGTACTCACCCGCCGGGGTAGTGATGATAACAACATCCCCGCCCCCTTGCTCATAGAAGACAAACAGATAGCCGTCAAGTATCTGAACGTTGTATGGATACAACTCCAACATGTACAAAGTTAGGGCAATATGCTTTTGAGTACCACCCTACTTATGACTCCCCCGGTAGACCCGACATTGACGACACCCCAGTCTTGTGCGGGTGGATTGCCCACCGCAAAGCACACCGAAACCCCCAAATACACTATCATGGGTCAACTTACACTCATCCCGATGCGCGTTACCGAGCATGGAATCACCTTCCAAGCCGAAGACCGCGCCACCTTGTCGAACTGCCTCGTGTTTTGCGACGCTCTTATGCTGCGTGATTTCAACATCACCGGCGTAAAGAAGTCCAGCACGTGGGTCGAGAACAAGGCCAAGACGAAGTATGCCGCTTTCAAGGCTGCAAACGCAATCACCGTACAAGGTGCTGCACTGCTGCCTTGGGACAACGGCAAGTGGACAACCAAGGAAGAGTCGCACACCGATGCGAACGGCCAGAAGGTTGTTACCAAGCCTGCAGAGAAAATCTACGGCTTGGTGCCAGCGTGACAATGGGAGCCTTGTGCTCCTTTGTGTAACACTATCATCGCAACGGTAGTGATTAGCTACGTGCATGCGCCTACCAGCGTGTGTGCGTAGCTTTTTATTGTGTTTTGGGGGTTATCGCAACGACTAGTACTACAGACTATAATCCTTTTCATCATGAACATCTTACAAGAACTTGCTCTCGCACGTGAGACAAACTTGAACAACCAACTGCTGTCTGTCTTCGAACAGCTCAACGACAAGTGCATTGAACTTACAGACATGCCACTTGACGAATTCCTTGATGTGATTGATGACATCCATCCGTAAGGCATAGAGGCTTTAGCTCATACACTCCTCTCTAAATATTGTAATGACTATCCAGTAAGCTCCTGGCGTGACCCACCTCATAGTTATCGAGTGGAACCGGAGCATCTTGTAGAGTAACATCTACGAGGTGCTCCTCAACTATTTAACGATGTCATCAGCTTGTCGCTGTATGGCATGGGAGATAGCTACTAGTGTAGTGACTCTTCTATAACTACAGCGTGCTACACCAATTACAGTAGCAGTATGTGCACATGCAAGACACACAGGAATCCAGCAAGGTACTATAGGGTAGCTCCTTATGGGTGTGTTGACAGCTTGTAGTTATTCTTTCTCTCTACTCTATGGTAGATGAGACAAACCCGCAACCTCTTTTCAATTCAAATCCCAATACCATGTGGAACTTAGACTTCGTGGAAGAAACGCTCGAGACGCAGCGTGAACAACTTCACAACATCGAGGAGTACATCCGTGCTGCCGATTACCAACGCGACATGACTGAACAAGTCAAGATTCGCCAAGAGCTGCTCAACAAGCACACAGCGCTCGAAGAGATTCGTGACGAGATGACTGCTTGCGAGAAGCTCGAAGAGATGAATGACCTCATCTCACAGAAAGCATTAGTGTACACTCTGATTCAGAAGTACACTGCACCACCAGCCAAGTCGATCTAATGGCTGCTTCCTACACCGTTGACTCTCTCGGTTGCATCACACGTACAGTGTGGTGTGCCGAGGAGGGTCAGCATATCATCACCATGATTGGCTCTGTCTATGAGTTCAATCAATCCGAACTCTTGTCGATGGGCATTGTGCTTGACGACAGGTTCTGAAGGAGTAAAACAGACATAGGACTGATCATCCGCCGTCTGGAGTGTGGCTGAATAATCCCTCGCACTGAGGGGATAAGGCATACTGTTCAGTTAGTAGCTGGTTGCATCACAAGCGTGGTGTATTCCGGTGGGCTAGCTGTCTCAGTAGTTTGAGCGACCTAAACACTAATTACCTATTAGTGCGACGTGTGAACTTCAATCGAGTTGCAGCCTCGTGAAGTGATACTTGAAATGTATTTGGCGAAGTCCGGCAGGCCAGCTGGATGGGCTAACGACCCAGATAATCATCAAGAGTAACCGCGTTGAACAAAGCTGACGTTCATTGGAAGGCTGGTATACCTTCCCACTCACTTCTTCTTACCTCATCCTTTTTCACCAACAACACTGTTACAATGAAACGTTCTCTGTTTTCACTCTTGACCATGTACCTGGTCTTCATTGCTGTGCTCTGCATAGTATGCTTGTCTTCATGTACCACCAGTTCTCATACTCGTGCGTACAATCCGATGTTTGGCAATAGCCAGCATCCTGTCTGCGCTGCTTATGACTGATGCAGATACCTCATTCCAGTCGTGGTTTCTTAACTGCAACCGGAACCACAAGCTCAATGTCTTACGCGATGCTCTCATTCAGAAAGAGCGTGGTGTATTCATGGGCTTAGTGGACATCCTACTTGAGGCTCCCATCCACAAGGGTGGACTTTCGACCTCGACACTCCAACAGGCTTTCGGGCCTGACTTGTCTAACCCAAACTTTCATACCCATGGAGAAAGGTTCCCGATGGAAAGGACACAACGTCCCTCTCCACAAGATTAAACTCTCCACTCAACCACCAGAGCTGAGTGTGGAAGACGCGGAAGTATTCCGCAACGAAGTCATAGAGCTTAGCGATAAGCTGTATGATGCCCAAGTCAAAGAGCGTTTGTTCTATGGTTTCTTGGGATCTCTACTCTTGATAGGGGTAGTGTTTGACTGGTATCCGGTGCTCAACATTGGATACTACATCATTAAGATTGCAATAGACTTAGGTCTTGTTGCTCTCTCGATGGTCACGTACATCTCATACCGGGAGCGTACAGAATTGGAAGACCAATACTGGCGCAAAGTTCTTGGCGAGATGTACCGTGAGTAATGGGGTGATACAGGGGCGGGTGTAATGCTCGCCCCTTTATCTTAAATTCAAAACATCATGGAAGAATACATCATCTACCACTACACTCGGAACGGCATTCACTTCTGCACTCCGAGCATTGACGTCGCCTTCAAACGGGCTGACGATGACACGGACGTAACCAAGACTATCTATGGACCCGCGTGAAGATCGCGTACTCCCTAAGTTTAGTGGAGAGGTCTGGATTACAGTCTGCGTGACGTACGATGACCACGAGTGTGAAAATCAAGACACACTCGAGGAAGATACTGTACAGCTGATTCGGCGTGCAGTAGATAATCTTGGCGGTGTATCCGCAAACCTTGAAGACTCTGATCTCATCATAACAAATGAGGAAGAGGACTTCATGTCTCGTGCTGACCGTTTATACGAACAAGCCAACGACAAGTAATGGGTTCCAATGCCAAGACCTCCGGTAAATGGGTAAGCAAGGAGACGTGGAAGTGTGTCATCTACAATAGAGACAGACGTACTCGCATTCCTTTCTATGCCGCTACAGGCTGGGCAGCCAGAATGTCTGCTGCTCAGTACTGGAAAGCTAATAAGCTATCTGATTCTGTATGTGAGATACTGGAGCCAGTCGAGGTATTCAAACGTGGCATACCATACGACGAATCGGTATCCCCATCATACTGACTTTCTATATGCCTCTTGGTTACGTAGTATTCCCTTGTATATTTGTGACATGCAAGTATTAAGGGTTATGCATAGTAGCTAAAGATGTGGGTTTCCAGTTGTACATACCCGCAGGCAGTAGTAGTCTACGTTTACAGGCCCTCCGCACCTGAACCAAAGCGGACCAATGGTAACTCATTGGATTGAAAAGGATGGAGGGCTGGCAGGGATGCCGGCCCTCTTACTTTTTACGCGTACTCTTACGCTTGGCAGAGGGCTTACGTCCCTTCTTCATGCCATTACGAGCACGGTTCTTAGACTGTGACTCCATCACAATCTTACCACCTCGCGTATGACTGGCGTCTTTCTTGTCGCCATTGCCATACGTACCAGCGCGCCGGTTAGCTCTGTTAGCCTGGACGCGCTTCTTTACAGCGGATCGTTTCTTCTGATACTCTGCATCGTACTTCTTCTTCTTTGCGATACTCCTCGCAGTCATGCCGCGCTTCTTATAGACGCGGCCCTTACCAGCTAGTCGATTACGTGCCATATCAGAATTCGATATATTTGTTTAATTGTTTAACCTCAAAGTACCTCAAAACATGAGTAACATGGTTGAAGTCCTTGCAACTGAAATCTGCACGGACAAGAATGGACGCGAATACAAGCGCGTCACCCTCGGCAAAATTGCCGCCTCTGAAACATGGACCAACCCGAATACGGGTGAAGTCATGCCACTGCTCTCTCCGGGCAGAACTGTACGCACCATTGGATACAAGGTGCCGTATCTCTATGACGAAGATGATTCGTCTGCTGTTTCCGATTACCTCTGGAATGCTACTCCGGGTATGGTGATTGAAGGACAGATTGTCCGCCGTGAAGTCGTGCCATACGATCTCAACGGTGACACCCGCAACTACCACACTTGCTTTGTGCAAGGTAACTCAAATGCTGCAGACTTCGAGACTGCAGTCAAAGAAGCCTTTGACCGAAGCGGGCGTACTCTCCTTGCACACGCCGTGCAAGTGCCTACCGAAGCCGCCGATGCAGTCACTGCTACTGCACGGGGAATCGTCGCAGGTATCTGATATGAACCTCACATAGGACGAGGCGCAGCTCAACGTTAGCGTAAGTCGTCTCTCCTTTTACACCTTTTCTCCATGACCCCAGTACCCACAGAACACACGAACACCGTCTACCAAACGCGAGACGGCAAACAGCACCTAATCTCAGAGATGGATGCTGTCCAACTCATGACTGCTCTCTACGACATGCTGATGCGTAAGGCTAAGCACAACCACAAGCTCAACAAGATGCTTGAGGTAGGAGAGGTATTGTCGGGAGTAACCAAGGCTATTCACATAGAGCTTGGTAAGCGCGAGGCTGCTAACATGGCTGACCTCAACGAGATGCAAATCAGTGCCGATCTCGGCAAGCTGAAGTTGCACACTGATGAATCGTCAATCAAAATCACAACAAGTAACTCATGAGTATCTTGTCTACCTCCAACCTCGACCAGTTCAAGTACCACAAGCGAAACCGCAAGGTCAATAAGTCCCAGGTCAAAAAGCTCGCTGAGTCTATCACAAAAGAAGGTCAGCTCGTTCCTATCATTGTCAGCAAAGGCAATGTGGTGCTCGACGGACAGCACCGGCTTCAAGCCATTCAGCTCATCAACAAGACAGCTGAAAGCCCGCTCAAAATCAAGTATGTCCAGAAGAAGATGGCTATCCAACAGGTAGCCGCCATGAATGCACACCAACTGCAGTGGCGCATCAACGACTGGATCAACTACTACGCAGAAGGTGGTAATGAAAATTACATTGCTCTGCGTGACGCTGCCGAGAAGTACAAGCCCCTCAAGCTCAGTGCTCTCGCCGGGTTCCTCAACCCCACCGCCTCTACACATTCTACCTACCTTACACGTGGGGAGTATGTGTACGAGATGACTGACACGAAGGAGTTTATCTTGGACAAGCTCGTGGCTCTGAGCAAAATCAACGCAGCCTTCTCACAGAAGTGCGTGTTGGTAGCTATCATCCACCTCATGCGCCAGAAGATGTTCGACCCGCAGCGATTGTTCCACGCTATCGAGCGTAACTTTGAGTCTGTACTCGTGCAGTCCGGCACCAGTAATTGGGCTAAACACCTGCTCTACTGGTACAACAAAGGATTGCGTCACGGCAGACTCAACCCCAATGATTTACCTCGTAGCCACTGAGCCTAACCGCTCAGACTGTACAGACGGATTTGAATACATGCCCTGGGATGCTGCACTTGCAGCTCTCAGGGACAATGTATATCTCTTCGTCGACATCGAAACCACAGGCTTCAACTTCCAAAGCGACAGTATCCTCTCGATACAGCTCGCTCACGACACCAACGACCAATGGGTATTCCTATTCGATAAGGACAGGATGCCCGAGATGTTCGAGGTGCTCAACAGTTGCAAGATGCTTGTCGGTCACAACATCAAGTTTGACCTCAAGTTCCTGATGCACCACGGTTATCAAATTGACGTACCTATCTACGACACTATGTTGTGTGAGCAGGTACTCGTCAATGGCACTAACCTACGTGCCGGTCTCGACAGTGTAGTACAACGCTACTGCCAAGTACGTTTGGATAAGTCTGTCCGTGCCACCTTCACCCGTGGCGGACAGCTATCCGAACGACAACTGCAGTACGCTGCCGATGACGTCAAGTATCTCAAGCCTGTTATGCAGGCTCAGATATCTGCGCTCAAGAAGAACGATCTCATGCACATCGCTCGTCTCGAATGCCAAGCCTGTCTTGCATTCCTGACCATCGAGTACAACGGTCTTACTCTTGACCGCTCGTCATGGCTCGACATGGTTGACGACCTACAATTGCAGTCACGCAAGTGTGAGTCCGACCTTAACACTATCATCGATTCAGACGACACATTCGAGTCCGTTCGCACCCCCGCGTCACAGCTCGATATGTTCTTACCTGAGTCGGAGGTAATGGGTTCGCGTCTCAATTGGGATAGCCCCGCCCAAACTCTCCGTGTGTTCCAATGCATCGACCATACCATCATGGGTACCTCTGAGCGAGACACCATGAAGATTGCTGCTGTCCATGACATCGGTAAGCTTCTACGTCTCTATCGTGAGCAGACCAAGAAGGTATCTTCGTTCGGTGAGTCCTTCATGTCTCATGTATATGAGGATGGTAAGATTCACCCGCGCTTCGTTCAGATTAAGCGTACCGGACGTGTGTCGTGCAAAGAACCCAACATGCAGCAGATACCTGCAGACAATAACTATCGGAACTGTTTCATTACACAGCCCGACCACGTCTTCGTATCTGCTGACTATTCATCACAGGAGCTATGCATCATAGCTCACGGATCTAAAGACCCGGTCTTCAATCACGCTCTCCGTAATGGACACGATTTGCATAGCGTCTGCGCAGCACTTGTGTTCGGGGAACGGTGGAAGGAAGCCGCGTTGGATTCGTGTGCCTTTGAGCAGAGCTTTATGAAATGCGACTGCCCCGAACATAAGAAGCTGCGTACTGCAGTTAAGAGTATCAACTTTGGACTCGCGTATGGCATGGGGCCTAAGAAGCTATCTGAGCAGATGGAGATTTCTATGTCAGAGGCTTCTACTCTGATTGAGAAGTACTTCAAAGCTTTTCCTTCTATCAAGGATTTCCTTGAGGGTATGTCCCGATCCGGTGTCAAGAATGGATTTATCAAAACCTTCAAACCGTGGGGACGTACACGTTGGTTTGACGATTGGATGCCACGTGGTATGGATATGGCTACCAAAGGCCGTATCGAACGTGTGTCCAAGAATACCCCCATCCAGGGTACTGCAGCTGATATGACTAAGCACGCCCTCGTGCTGTGCTATGAGCATATCAAAAAGAATAACTTACCCGTAAAGCTTGTCATGACGGTTCACGACCAGATTGATACCACATGTCCTCGTGACTATGCGGAGGAGTGGGCAGCCAAGCTCAAAGAGCTAATGGAAGAAGCCGCTCAACATATTATGGGCAATGACCTACTAAAAGCAGAGGTCGACATTACAGACAAATGGAGCAAATGAAAGTCTATAGGGACAACTCGTTCACTCGATACGAGCATCTCCCTATGCACCTACGACAAACTTACTGGCTTGATTATCTTAACAGGCTCGTTCAGTTTTCCCTTTATGACCCGGACTTATCCGGAGAGAAGCAAGACCGGCTTCTCGCAGAAATTCGACATGTAACCGCAATCATCAAAATTCTACAGCATGAGCCTAACCGCAGAACAGTTGAGTCAAAAGCGACAGCAAAACATTGCAGTAAAACAACGCCTATTCCAGCAGCCTATCCCGGCAGCGACACGAACGTACGGACCAGTAGCAAACGAAGAGCTGCACGCCGTAGTAACCGAAAGAGTACGACAGCACGGTCTGACAATAGTAAATGAGGAGTTCTCCTCTGCATTGAAAGACCAGATCATGTTGTGCAAGCTGCACATCAGCAGCCCCGAGACGCCAGGTATTAACCGGGTCTTTGCCTTTATGAACAGCTATAACAAGATGCGTAAGGTCAGCTTTGCATCTGGCGCAGTTGTTCTCGTCTGTTGGAACGGCATGTTCTGGAGCGATGAAGGCACCTTTGCACGTCGTCATTACCGCAATGTGTGGGATGACATCCACAATGCTGTTGACACACAAGTCAACAAGATGCATACAGACTTCACCAACTTGATGGAGTTCAAGCATATGGCAGAGCAGGTAGACATTCGCCCTAAGAGTGTTGCTTCTCTTGCTGGACGCATGTACTTCGATGGCATCTTGTCTCCCCGTATGCTCAGTGACCTCAAGCGTGAGACGTATGAGTCGCCAGAGTGGGGCTTCAAGCAAACCGATGACGGCATCTTGTTGCCCGACTCTTTGTGGAAGTTCTACAACAACTGTACAGAGGCAGCTAAGCGTGCCCCTGCACACGAAACTGTGGGTGTCCATAGCAAAATCACTAAGTTCTTGGCTGACGCAGCCGGCTTCAGCATGAACTAATGGACATCCGGCAACACGCCCAGTGGCAGGAGGTACTGGAAGACATCAAATCCATGACGGATAGGGTGCTCCAGTCCTCCCGCCAGGGGCACTACCGCTTGTACAAGTGGCGCTCTTCATACATCATTGAGGAAGTAGCTACCGAACAAACCATCGCGTTACGTACTGAACTCAAGCAAGTAATAAATGCTGCTCGAGATAAAGGTATCGACCTACGTGATGTCATCCTTGATTTATAATGGCACATGCTCATCATCACGCTGATAGTTCTGCTCGTCGCTTCCGAGGTAGTCCATCAGACTATCTTGCTATACACGAGTGGATTGATCACTCTAAGATTGCTTTTAGTGATCATCGACATCGTGCTCTTCGGCATCATAGCTTTGGCGTTTATGCTTGTGAAGAGCACTTCGGAAAAACGATAACGAATTCCGACGGCATTGAGGTACCTGTTAGGACTATTGCCGAACAACACATCATTGAAGACTTGGGATTCGTCCCAACAGTACAAGACTGGCTCAAGAGCATCGATAAAGAGTTCTGGATGACCGGTCGCAAATTGAATTTAGATGAACAAGATTCCGAGAGAAGTCCTCGACGCAGTAGAAGACCTGTACAAGAACAGCCAGGTTGACCCACGGGAATACCCTGGTGTCTACATCTACTGGCAAGGCTGTGGCGACAGCGGAGGCATTGACGACATCCACTTCCTAAGTAAGGAGGGACTCGAGTATGCCAAACGCCAAGACTGTGCGCCTCCCCGTTGGCTTTCACGAAATGATGGACCTAACGGGCCAGAAAAGATGTACGCCTGTCATACCGTTCGCAATCAGTGGGACAACCAGGAGCGGCTTGTACCTATTGCAGGTAATCACCGCCACGAGTTGACTATTGACCAGTGGGTGTACGAACACTTTGACGTGTGTGAAATCAATGACGGTGGCTTTGCTCACTGCTTTATTGAGATGCCGCATGGTAAAGTGTGGGGTAACAGTTACAACTGGGTGCAGACGGAGGAAGAAGTTCGCTACGATCGCTATGAAGATTGATCAGCGGCGACTGAAACGGCAGCAGGAGGTCATTGATAAATGGACTAAGGCAGGGCGGCGAGGCACGCTTGAGGCAGTGACGGGTTTTGGTAAAACGTTCGTCGCCCTCCTTATCCTCCAAGAGATGAATGAGAAGCTACCTACAGGTACTTCTCTCATCGTAGTGCCGACACAGAATCTCAAGCAGCAGTGGGAGGAGAGCATCGAGAAGATGCACATCACCAATGCTACAGTCATGGTTATCAACAGCGCTGTGAAAATGAATCACAACGTCGACTTGTTGATACTTGACGAGATTCACAACTACATGTCTGAGGTGTTTCGTGGTATCTTTGGGTGTACCGAATACCGATATATCCTCGGGTTGACTGCAACCCTTGACGCTGAAGACCCTAGGTTTCACGTCATCAGTCAAGCCGCTCCGGTTATCGATACGATCACCTTGCATGAAGCTGTGCGCAACGACTACGTGTCACAGTTTCAAGTCTTCAACCTCGGCCTACGCATGAGCGAGAACGAGGAGAAGAACTACAAACTGGTAACAGACGACTACTACAAAGCGTTTGCTATCTTCAACAACCGGTTTCATGCAGCTATGCGCTGTATGCAAGACCGACAATACCTGTCCGTATTCACTAGAAACTTGGCAGGATGGGACGAACAACAGGTACTAAACCAGGCCCGTGCGTTCAACCGAGCCATGCAGAAGCGTAAGCAGCTCATCTACAAGAGTGCTACTAAGCGTGAAGCAGCAAAGAAACTCATCGAGATATTTGATGTACCCACCATCACCTTCTCCGAGAGTGTAGACTTTGCCATTCAAATGAATAAAGAGACGCAGCCTTGGGGTGCAGCATATCATTCAAAGATGTCTAAGTACGCTCGCCAGAACGTCTTGGATTCTTTTGCTGACCTTCGGACAGACACACGTGTAATTCATACTGCACGTGCATTGGACGAAGGGTTTGATGTAAAAGGTATAGAGCTGGCTATTGTGTGTTCCGGTACGAGCACACCTCGACAAGATTTGCAACGGACTGGCCGTGCAATCAGGTTCAAGGAGGGCAAGACCGGAGTTATTATCAACCTTTATCTGAAAGATACTCAAGATGAAAAATGGCTTAAGAAGCGGCAATCCAAGTCCGCGAACGTCCAGTGGGTCTGGTCCATTGAGGAACTTCTCACTAAGTGCAACAACTCTCTACTCCGAAATCCTATTGCTGGTTAAGTCCGGCAAGCGTAAAGCGGATGACGAGCCGTGGCAGTTCCAACTGTCACTAAGTGAGGAGTACAACCTAGAAGCAAGCCTTGAACAAATTCAAGGAGAGCTTATGGACGTACGCAATGTTGAACAGGTGATTGCTATGACTGATGGTATACCCGCTTGACAAGTACGTAGACGTACTCTTGAAGCTGGACATCAGTCCAATCCAAGTTCTGTTTTGCCAAATCATATATGAACGGCGACACGACCTACTCTATAAGATTGCCCAAGAGGGACAGATATTCCCTAAAGAATACTTGGACGATCTTGTAGAGAAGGGTCTTGTCGTAGATACTAATCCCAACGAGAACTCCAAGTACGCAGATTTCTATGAGGTTACGGACAAGTTTGTTCAGGCGTTCTACGCTATTTCAACGACTGACGGTGAGGAGTTCTGGGCTGCATACCCTGCCTTCATTACCATTGACGGTAAGAAGATTCCGGCTAAGGCGGTCAACAAAGAGGAGCTGGTAAAGTGGTACCACAAACATGTGGGTAGCATGCATGACCATACCAAGGTGATGGATGCTCTCAAGTTTGCTAAGGAACGTAAGCTTATCAGTATGCGTATTGACAAGTGGCTCCAAGCCGAGTCATTCGTTGACCTCTGGGAGATGATGAAAGATGTACCTGTAGAAGACCTACCGCATGACCGAATCCTCTGAACTTAAAGTAACCCCGATGGCTACTGTAGTCGAGTCTACCCAGACTACGATTCACAACTACATGGATGGCAAGATCCCCGTGATGAAAACACGGTGGGATAAAGTCAACAAGATGCTATTGGGTGGTATGCAGTTCGGGATGGTCTATGTAGTAGCCGGTGCATCAGGTCACGGTAAGAGTATGTTCTTGAACAACCTTATCCGGGACTTCACTTCTACAGCATATAACAAGTTCGACAAGCCTGTCAAGATTCTGCACTTCTCATTCGAGATGTCTGCAGAGATGGAGCTTATGCGTCGGCTGTCCTCACTTGCTGAGGTGCCGCTTGACCGCATGCTTCACGCTACAACAGCATTGGACGATGTGGAACGTGTAATGATTGAGGACAAGCTCGCTCAGATACACGAACCATCTATGTTCTTTATCGAACAACCCGGTAACCGGTTACAGATAGCACGCGCTGTCTCTAAGTTTATCCAGACTCATGGCGATTGTCATTACGTCATTTGTCTTGACCACACTTTGCTGGTTACCCCTATGCCTGGCGAGAACGAGATTCAGACTCTCGCTGAACTAGGTAAGATGTGTATTGAAATCCGTAAGCGCTTTGGCGCTATGGTGGTGTTACTCTCTCAGCTGAACGACAAGATCGAGGGTGAGAAGAGACGTGACCCCGATACACCCAACCTACATTACCCATTGAAGACGGACATCCATGGCTCTAAGCAGCTCTATCACGCTGCTGATGTAGTCATGGTTATACACCAACCGTCTTTGCTGGGGCTAGAAAGCTATGGCAGGAAGAACCTGCCTACTAGAAACCTCGTAGCGCTGCATTGTCTCAAGAACCGACACGGTCAAGCAGGCATCACGCTACTTAAGAACAACTTAAGACATGGAATCTTTGAAGACTGGGACGGTGGAGATTCGCCAGCACGTAGAGACAACCCCTACGGTTTGTA